GTTCTTGTTTTTCTAAATTTTCCACTTTGTAATCCAGAAACTATGTCTTCTTTTTTAGCACTTACTCTTACCTGACCAATTTGTTTTGATGCATTATCTAAAGCCTGCGCTGCACGACCTGCTGATCCTTCAACTGTTTTATATTTATCAATAACAGATCTGGTTGCTTTGGCGAAAAGTTCATCTGAAACTACTACTTGTCCTCCAGCAGCCTGTTGTTTTGCAAGAGCAATAGTTGTTTCGCCAATTTCATTTTCTAATTTTTGTAACGCCATTGCTGCTTCTGGACTAGAAATATCTAATCCACCTAATTTAGCAGCAGTTGAAAATTTTCCACTTCTTGCGTCATATTCTCTAGAAAATTCTCCAACGCCAGCGCCTTTTTTCATTGCTACGTTTAAAGATTGAGGTAGTTCTGCTACTAGGTTTGAAACAACTTTAATAAATTGTGGGAATTGTGCTGCTAAACTTTCTAAACCAGCAATCTTTATTCCTTGTTGAAATTGTGCAGAACCTGGAGCAAAAGGCATTGCAGCATGAGAAAATGCAATATCTTTTCCAGCCATATATCCAGGAATGTTTCCTGCAACCATTCCACTAATTAATGGTCCGTATTTTTCTACAAACTTTGCTGGTATTACTGCTTCTCCTGGAGATAGCATTGCTGGTACTATGTCTCCTGCACCCTTTGGTCCTGGAACACTAACAATACCACTTGCTAATTTTCTACCGCCTCTTCCTGGCATCATCATTCCAGGATTATTAAACGCAAAGGATTGTGCTGCTCTAGTTGCACTTTGATATGCAGCAATAAGTTTATTTAATTCTACTGTTTCTGCAGAAAACCTCTGTGTTAATTTTGCATGTGATTGATCTAATGAGTGGGCAGCGGCTGCTGCTTCAAGTTGTTCTGTATTTAAATATTGTGTTTGTTCTCCAAGTACTTGTGACTGACCACCTAATCTTAAATATCCATTACGTAAAATCATTACACCCTTTAACCCGTTTGCAAGTGCGTTAGCAATTAAACCAAAGGTCATTAAAAATATTGGACCAATAGCACCTACTCCTACAGTTAAAAAGGTTATAAGTTTTTTAGTGCCATCTGAAAGATTGCCAAATTTTTCTAATACGTTTCCAACAAATTCGATAATTGGTGTTGCTGCTTCTAAAAATGCTTGGCCAACTGGAATAAGAGCAAACTTAAGATCTTCAACAGATTTTTTAAATTTATTCATTGAAGATGCTGCAGTCATTCCTAATTCTTGTTCAGACAAAGCCGATAGTTCTTGTACTGAAGAGTTTGCTAAATCAAGAACACGAGAAGCCTGGTTTCCGTCTTTTGCTACGTTAGCAAATAATGTTGACAGACGAGCAAACTGAAACTTACCAAACATTTGTTCAATTGCTTGTGCTCTGTTAAGTGGATCTAATTGATTTAATGCGGTTGCAAATTCAATAACTGTTGCTTTTAAATCACCCTTGTTTTTTACAACAATTTCTTTTGCATTAATTCCAAACTGAGCAAGCATTTCTGATGCTTTTTTAGTTGGGTTAATTAACGCTGCAAGACCAGACTTAAGTGCGTTAGCGCCTTCTGATGCATTAATTCCACCCTCTTTCATGGCTGCAATAAAGAATGTTAAATCTTTTACGTCTCCACCTAGTTGTTGAATAACTGGGGCTACCTTTGGAATAGCAGTGGTAATATCATCAAGAGATACAACTGTTTGGTTTTCTACTGCGTTTAAAAAGTTAATTGAGTCTGCAAGTTTGTCAGAAGACATACCAAAAGCATTTTGTAATGAGATGGTTGTTTCAAGTGCTTTTTGACTATCAACCTGACCTAATATAGAAAGACGAGTTGCTTCAGTTGTTTGACGCTGTAAATCCAAACCTTGAAAACCTGCTGCTGCAGCCTCTGCTGACAAACCAACTGTTTGAGAAACTGAAATACCATACTTGGTAAACTGTTTTCCAAGTTCTGTTATGTTATCTAATGCTTTTTGAGTTTCTGCTTTTGGTGTAAATAAATCTCCGTATACTTTTCTAAATTTAAGTGCCTGAACTTCCATATCCATGAATGTTTTTGTAGCCGCACTGCCCACAATAGAAAGCGGTATTGTAAAACCAACCATCAACTGACGACCAGCCCACTGGGTATTCTTACCAAAGTTTAAAAGATTGGTAGAACCTTGCTTCATTAATTGATTAAAGAGTGCTTGTTTTTGTGCTGCTATGGCTGTTCTTGTACCATAATCTTGCATATTAAGGGATGTAGGCCTAATGGCAATTGCTTCCATTGCCCCACTAGCATTACGACCCATTTTAATGTATTGGGTTTGTAGTGTTTTTACACGTTCTTCTGCTACCCTGCCAATTGTGTTAAACTCTGATTTAAATAGTTTACCAAAGGTTTTTGTAGATGCTCCAGCATAGCGGAAATACTCCCGCATTGAAAACTTGTTTTTTTCTAAAGAGTTGGTAAAAGATTCTGCGCTTGTTCTTACAGTCCTAAGTTCTGCAGAAAATGCCCCAATTGAATTAATACTACCAATTAGGTTTTTCTGCAGAGACCTTTGAGCAAGTGCTGCTGACTCGCTGGACCTAGCAATAGAAGAGTGAAACTGAGATATTTGTCTCTGTAAAGTCTTTAGTTGTGCTAACGCTGCAGACGTATCTATATTTACGCCAATATTAGCATTAACATCAGCCATGTATCACACCTTCTCTAATATTTAATTATTCCTGTGTGTTAAGAATGTCCACAACAGATGACAAATTAATGCCAGATGCTGCTTCAACAATTTTATACACAGTTGGAAGATCAAGAAGATCTTCTAATTTTTGAATGTCTCCAGCCAATTCTGGCTTATATTGCTGCATAGCAATTTGTACACATTCAACGAGCAGAGTCATTGATTTTTCATTATCCTCTGCAACCTTAGCCACCCCTTCAAACTTCTTCATAAACGGACGAAGAAGAGAGATTTTTAACGGGCGAACTGTTACTTTTGTTCCATCAATGAGAACTACTTCTTGAGCCTCATGCACGGTTGTCGCCATATTTCCTCCTATAGGTTATGTCAATTATAGCATAAGGAGGCTATTTTGTTAGGTCTTCGTAATCCAAACCATTGCCAATTCCAAACCCTGCTTTCTGAGCATTTATACCTTGTAAAGATATAATATCGTTTGAATCACCTGTCTTACCACCACTAAATACTCTGGCTTTCATATCTTCCCATTCTTTTTGTCCCCTCGAAGATCCAGAATTTTTATCTAAATCAACACCCTGCATTGCTGCTAAAAACTTTTTTTCTGTGTAATCTAATTCTCTACTGACCTCTAAGGTTGCTATCAATTCTGGCATTGAAAAAGACTTTTCTAGTTCTTGATAGTCTTTCCATATACCCAGCAAAAATACCTCAGATTCTAACTTTGCAAGATCTAGGTTTTTCCAAGTTTGACCACTGTCAAGGGCTTGATCTTTAACTGGTTCCTGAGATTTTTTATTAATACGAATACCAGCAGATGTGTCTAAGATTTTATATATAGTTGGCATATCTATATTGTCCTCAATTTGTTCTGCTGTGCTAGATATTTGTGGATAATATTGTTTCATGCATACACGCACACATTCTACCAATACGGCTATTGCCTCATCATCATTTTTGGTTTCTTTAATATTTTCAAAAACATCCATAAATTCACGCAAGTACTTAATCTTTAATGGTATTATTTCTAATTCGGTGCCATCAAATAAATGTATAATTTGACTGCTGTATATTGTGGTTGCCATAGTCTTTCCATTTTACCATAAACAACCTTAAAAACAAAAAACCCACTTCCGAAGAAGTGGGCTATTGTTTAATCTAAGTCTAGATTATGATTGTCCAAAGGTACGATCAATGATCTTACCGTAAGAACCTGATGTATCTTCAGGAAGAAGACGGAATGAAACCTCAAACATTGAAGGCTCATCACGCTTTGCTGACACAGTTACGTTCTCAATTGATAGAGCACGATATGCTGCATAGATGCGTTCTTTGTCTTCAAATGTTGCTGGATCTCCAGATCCTGGACCAACAGCAACGATTCCTCGTTCTACTGGAACATCTCCAATGTCTCCTGCACTTAAATTAAGTGTTTGACCTGTAGACGCGTTTTTGTTTCCTGTAAGTTTACTGTCAGAATATGCTAGTGCTACAAGCAAGTTTTCTAGGGTTGCTTCAGCAAAAGCGGTAGCAAGATTTACCTGCATACCTTGCTTGTATAGTCTTGCAACGTCAAGAATTTGATCTACCTGAACTTCACCAAAGTCTGGTTGGAACTGTAATTCAAGACCGTTCATTGTGTAACCAACGTTTGTATAAGAAGCAGCGGCTGTAAGTGTATCTTTGTAAGACTCACTTGAATCAATTACTGCTAATGACGCTAAAGTTGATGGAGTCAAAGTGTTGTCATTAATGAAAAGTGCTGCTGCACCTACGATAACGTTATTTGACGTACCACGGCTATATGGCATAAGTTTTACCTCATTTCTTTATAATGGATATTAAGTTGTATGGCGTTGTTTCCTCAGTACTAATTATAAAGCCTTTTTATGTATATCTTTGAGACACTACATCCGCTGTATGATAATCATACTCTATAACTAGTTTATTCAAAAATAGGGTTCTGGCTGATGCTAACTCTGCTATATCTCGTGCTTCGTCTGCCTGATATACCCTGATATTATGAAAAAATACATTGGGAGTTATAATTTCATCATTTTCATCCAGTATGTTATTTGTTGATACCCATCGATTTAAGTCTTCTGCTGCTGCATCTTCTCTATCTAGACATTCAATAATTACCCTTGTTGTATCAAACAACTTTGAAAGGTTGGGGCCATAGATAAAGTATATTAACTGTTCTCTCTTGTGTCTATAAAATGGAGTAGGTCTAAACCTAATAAGCCTATCAAACGTTATAACTACCCCATCAGGGTTGTTTTTAATATAAAGGCTATCGTTGTAAACATCTTCTATATTCATTGGGCTTTGTGCAGGGAAAAATGGTTGAAATGGATTGGGACCAGTTGGCATTAAATCAAATGCTTGAAGTTCGCTATTGATATAAGCGTTTAAAAAAGTTGGCGGAAAGCCAGTTTGCTCAGATACCTTTAATGTCATAATACTATTCTACACCAATCTTTGCGTTAGCAATCCACTTAAAACCAGTCTCTATTCCTTTTGATTTACCAATTTTAGATCCAGCCTTAATGTTTTTCTTAAATACGGTTGGTTTATTAATGTAATCGTATATTCCGCTAGCACGTAAAAATGATTGTTTAAAATATCTAAGAATAAACTCATCCATGGTTCTTTCAAATGAACCCTGCACCCTATCTCCTCCAGGATTTCTAATCACTATAGATTTTTTAGTAAAAACAGTTTCTCCATCTTCAGTAAATACAAGAACAGAAGATCTTTTGGGTTTAAGTGTAACTGGAATTCCTTCTTCCATAATTTTTGTTTTGTTATAAAATGGAGTATGTGAATCTTGTTTAACACTTCTTGATTGTCTAAAAGTAGAGTTAAGGCTTAAGCCAAGATTGCTAACAGTATAATTTATATCAAAAAGTCTTGCACTGGGACTACCTGTTTTAGACCATTCATAAACATGGTGCAAAGCATTAGGGTTACCTCTTGCAGAGACATCAACATATTGAGCCATAGCCTGTATAGTTCCTTGTCCAAGATTATTTAATAATATTTTTTTACCTTTTTGTACTCCATCTAAAAAACCAATTGCATACTGAACAATGTTGTTCATTTCTTTATTAAAACTTTTAGTATTTGTCCTGACTATCACTAGTCGCCTACAGTCTGATTTTCTGTTCTACGTAATACCATCTTGTAGTATTCTATTGACTGAAAAGGTCCCGTAAATGGTTCTACCGTCGCAACTTCGTAAATTGTTCCACGACCAGACCTTGGCCCTGCTGTTTCTTTATACAATAAAGTATCGTCTTCAAGACGAATGTTTGTTATTAAAATATTGCTAATTGCATTGTCTGCACTAGTTGAAGATGTTCTAGGGTCTGCTTTAACTCTAGCAATAAGTTTGTTTTCATATTGTAAAAATGTTTCTGGCTTAAGATCTTCTGTCCCAGCACCGCCTACTGAAGTTGCATTACAAACTATAGTTCTGTCATAGATCCAGTCTTTTGTTGCTTGTCCATACTGGGTTTGCTTTATTAGGGGATGATAAATATCAGCCTTCATTGGGTATAAAAAGTCTGTTGTTTCACAGATTGTCATTATAAAACTCCTGGCCGTATGATGTTTTCTTTATATTTATCTAGGATTTTATCTACTAAAATGTTTCCAGTGCCGTCTATTAAACGCTTATCGTATTCAATTTTAAATTGGTCTGTGCTATAGTTTTTGACATATCTCTTATAATAGTCTAACCTACCACACTTAATGTCATCAATTAACATTAATGTTGCGTCTTGAATGTCATAAGGAACAACCTTGTATCCTGTTTCTGCTAAAACAATATAATCCGTTCCTTCTGGAAATGCTACGCCAGGAACTATGGTTTGAGTGTTTCCACTATCTTCCGTATCAAATAAACTTAAAGAGTCAGAAGATCCGACTGGTATACGAGCATATCGTCTTTCTGCACGATTTACAGCACCAACAGTTTCAACTGGATCTTTTGTAATTGCTGTTTTGTCTTTGGTAATTAAAAATGTATAATCTCCTACAGTTGGTCCATCTTCAGCATCTACATCGTATACAAGTAGTGCATTTTCGTATACCTTTAAAAGTTTGTGTGTTTTTTTCCAGAGTGGTAGATAATCATTTCCTTGACCAACAACCTCTAAAAAAGTTCTATTATAGTAAAATCCACCAACAATGCTGTCAATCATTGATCTTGCCAAATTTTCATAACCTTTGTATAGCGCTATGTCTGTAGCAGTGCCAGATGTAGCAAGTTCTGTTGGATTTACGTATGGTCTTAATATTTCTAAATTATCTTCTACAACTATGTCGCCACGATCTGCTACAACAATACCGCTTTCTTCTAAGTCTTCATAAATTGTTAAAGCATATGATTTATCGTATTTAATAAAATCATCGTCTAGTATATAACTAACAGTTTTGCTAGCGTTTGAAGTTCTATAGGCAACAACCTCTGACTGCTCTGCAACGTTTTCAATTACAATAACATACTTGGCATTGGCATCTGGAACTGTATAGGTTACAGAAAGCGGGTATGGGGGAAGACGTAATATCTGCATTTTTATTTATCGTAATATGCTGCTACTTCTTCAGGCTGTGCTATACGTACTAGCCTGTGAGTGAGCCACTTTTCCGATGCTTCCTTTGAAACTATGTTATATCCCACCTTTAATGCACCCAAATTTTCCATATGAATATTTCTATCTGAATACAATGCTACCTTGTTTGTTAGATTTTTAGCCTTATCTGCTTCTTCTACGGTTTCCTCTGTTATTTCTGGCGGAATCCAACTAGCCAAAATTTCTAAAATTTCAAGTTTTGTATTTGATTCAAACAACTCTATACTATTTTTCTTTGCATATGCCTTAAGTGCCATTACGGTCTTATCTTTTAATTCATCCATTGTTAAATTCATAATTCTCCCATGTTCACTTGTAATTATACCACTAGAATAGCAATAAGGAGGACGGTTATTATGCCGTCCTCCCTAGTACGTGATGACTATATTTTAGGAATCAGCACTATCTGAGTCAACATATGCGACTGCATCTAGTTCTTCCCAAGCAAGACCAAATCGTACGAATACTGTGTATTCAATTGTGTCTTTCTTTGGCTTGTATTCACGGTTTACAGTGATGTCTCTTTGGAAACCCCATACACGGTTTGCTGGGAATGTCAAATCGACATAACCTGCAGGGTAGTAAGGAACTTCTAATACATCTACACCTAGTACACGAGTTGTACGTGCATTACCAAATGTTTGTGCATTACCAT